GGCCTCGCACAGATTGGCCCTGTACAGATTGGCCCCGCTCAGATTGCCCTCGCTCAGATTGGCCCCGTTCAGATTGGCCCTGCTCAGATCGGCCTCGCGCAGATTGGCCTCGCGCAGATTGGCCTCGCACAGATTGGCCTCGCTCAGATTGGCCCCGCTCAGATTGGCCTCGCGCAGATTGGCCTCGCTCAGATTGGCCCCGCTCAGATTGGCCCTGTACAGATTGGCCCCGTTCAGATTGGCCCTGTACAGATTGGCCCTGTACAGATTGGCCCTGTACAGATTGGCCCCGCTCAGATTGGCCCCGTTCAGATTGGCCTCGCGCAGATTGGCCTCGTACAGATTGGCCTTATAATAATCCTCGTCCTTTGTCGTAATAGTCATGCACCCTCCCTAATAGCCTTCATCGCGCAGTGCTTGCAGATGTTAACGTCATTCAACCCCTCGAATCGGATGGCCAGGAAACGACCGTCGATGCTGATGCCGCACTTGCTGAGCCTGGAAACATCGAGGTCGGCTGCTGGCAGGTGGTACACGCTGCCGGTAATGTTTTTGATGCCTGTGATCGGTTGATCCTCCATGCTATTCGTCCTCCAGTATGGTTATGAAGTCTCTTCCGGTCATCCACGAAGATAGTGTGACGCTGCCAGATGGATTGAACTGCAGGATATACCAGTTAATCACGTCCTCCCGGCTCCAAGCCTGCTCTTCGGTAAGCACTTCGAAATGCCCCCGATTCACTTCAGCAATAACCCACGGGTTGTGTCCTTCGCCTTTATAGTGCTGATCCATCAGATAATGGAACGCCTCTCGGATGTCCAGAAATTCACCCTTGGCGTTGGGCTGAACGTCGAACCGGCTGACCTTTTCTTCTTCCATATCTAGGGCCTCCTTATTTGAGGTGCATATAATCCCAGATACTTCTGTATTTGTCAACAAATTTTTCTCTTCGACCCTTATTTTTGGGTGGGCTGATTTGAAGTCTAAGGTATGCCTGGCACAGAGGTAAAGCGGGCAGTCCTCGCCTAGATCAGCCACAGATACAGCGGGCTCGTGGCAGCTCATCTTGATGCGAACATCTGCCAACAAATCGTTTCGCCGGATTTCACAGCGTCTGGTCATTTTCCGGCGGTTGTTCCGTGTCTGTTGCGCACTTCGTTTTGCGCCTCAACTCTTCAGTATCACGACAATACTCGTCGATGGCCTGTGCTAATCTCTCTCCTAACTGTTTCCCTAAGCCCGTGAAGAACTCAGCAGGATCAAGTTCTTTGGACGTGTACGCTCTGTTCATAGATCCTCCTTTGTATGCCGATGTGACCTGAGTCCAACCCCAACGAGCTGAACTCCCATTCTGGTCTTCTCTTGATGAATCCCGCGAGGCACCAATTTCAATATCAAACGGCTCTGACTTACAGGAAACTCCCCGGCTTCTGTCGCCCACGCTTTGTACTCGACGTAGAGCTGCGCGGGATTTGCTTTATACCTGGCTCCAACTAGACACCTACTGTTGAGGAAGCCGCCCAAAGCGTCCATGTCTGCCTTGTACTCCTCGGTAGCCGAGACAACTTCTGCCGGAGGGTTTAGTCCTTCGGACTGCCACAGACTGCACCCCCTGACGAGCCAGGCTAATATTCCTTCAGATTCTGCTTCAAGGTGCCCTTGAAGTCCAACTTCGCGCTTCTCGGCAGGAAAGAACGCTGTAAACGGAATCAGCCGGATGCGTCTCCAGATTCCCCGGTCAATTCCTCTAATGTACGGGCGGTGGTTGCAAGCAATCCACAACTTGAATTCCGGCTTAAACTCAAACTCGTCTTGGTACAGGAATCGCGCCGTGATGGTGTCCGAACTGGTGAGGAGTTTGATTTTCTCTTCGTCGAATTTGTTTCCCTCTCCTGCCTCAGTGGTAGTTGCAAACCTTATGCCTTTGAGCCGTGCCACGTCTCCGCTTGCACTGCCCCCGCCTTGGTTCCGGGACTCCATCAAGGTCTTTGAGGCAACACTGGCTGCGTAGTCACTCAGGACGTGCCGCAGAGCCTCAAGGAAGGTGCTCTTGCCGTTCTCCCCGTCGCCCCACATAACGAACAATACATGCTCTGTGTTCACCCCAGTCAGCGAGTAGCCCGCCGCTTTGTGGACGTAGTTGATAACGTCTTGCCGCCCCTCAAACACCTCTTGTAAGAATTGCTCCCATCTAGGAGCTTTAGCCTCCAGGTTGAAGTCCACAGTACAGGATTTCGTGATGTAATCCTGTGCCTCAGCCGGTCGCAGATCGCCAGACTTCAGTTCTATGGTGCCATTGCCGACATTCAACAGCCAAGGGTTTCGATCGAAGCGATCAGATCGAACGCTGATGAGTCCTTTCGTCAGTTCGATAACTGCGTCTATCCGTCCCTTGCTTCCAAGCGCCTTCTTATGTTCTTGAAGCATCTTCTTATACTTCGCGTTGGTGCAGTCTGCAATCTCCTGGTCGATGTGGATGAACACCAGCTCTATCAGCTTGCGCTCCGTACCATTGGCCATCGGACGCCATGCCCTTCCTATTCCCACAAGGAAAGATCTCCACTATCAGAATTATGTGAGTGAGACTCCCTGATGATAGTCTCAAGCCTCTTGGCTGTCCCAAGGTCTGTCAGATCGAACTCGGCGCCCGACGTGACTTCCAGATCAAGCCACTCCCTAGCTCTAATCACAACGTCTTTGTTAAGGTGCTCAGCCAGTGTTTTCCAACCGGTGTACTTCTTCTCTCTTTTACCTTTCTCGAACGTTGCCTTCACGATCAGCAGCCGGTCGTGCTTGTCAGGATCTTCCGTTACGTCGCACAGGCACGCTATGAACCGCTTTGTGTAATCCTGCTCCCATCCGCAATTCAACATTCCGCCAATCAGAGCCATGTACATGGCGTTGCGGCTGTTGCCTCGCTCACGCGGCCATTCACGAGCCAGGAGCGCGCCTGCTGCGATCCAAGAGGCCTGGCTGATGAGTGTTTCGGCGTCAGCGCTGACAGGCACTACGTCGCTGCTCCACTGAATCTGCTCCCCGCACTCGTGTATTGAACCCGGAAAGACGGTTTGACAGCCAGTGGAGCGGATCTCGATTAGAGATACCGCCTGCTTCTCTCTCTTGTACCCAAACTTTTTGGTTTCCGTTGGGCAGAAATAAAGCCGGTGAGAATCTCGCTTTCCACTCCTGCCGAACACCGCTGAGTTTGGCAGGAATGCATCGGCAAAAGGTAGGGCCTCGTGAACATCTATATCAATGTCCACGAGGTTGGAAGAGGGTTCTCCTAGGAGAATGCCTATATTGAGGGGATCGGAGCCGAAGTGCTCCAAAAGCTGCTCGGGGGCGGATAGGCGAAGGGAATTCCACCCCACAGCGGTAGGACTCTTTTGACGCGTCGGGATGGGAATTGGAGCCCACCCTCTTGCAGCGTATTCTTGTGCAATTTGGTAAGAACTTTTACCCATAGAAAATTCCTCCGTTAGATGTCATCTTCTCCGGGATCGCGGCTGCGCCTACCTCCTTCCTGGTCGTCAACCTCAATTTTCTTTCCCCGGAGATTGTTGTAGGTTGCCTCAGCGAACATGAACGTTCGCTCATCCGTCCACCCCGCGTTTGCAATCTGAACCGCCTGGTAGTCGTTGCCTTTGGCGCTGGCACCGGCTGCTGTCAGCCTGTAGACCCCCGCGAACGCATCAGCACCGTCACGCAGAGACATGAGAGAGTTGAACTGTTTGGCAACCTTGATGGCTGTTGACTTCAGGCTGAGCACCGCCAAATCCCTACCCGCCTTGGAACTAATAACGATTCCGGGGTAGTTGTAAATCAGGTCGCACTCCGGTTTCTTTTCATCAACGAACTGCGAGAACACGCATTCAGTGCAACTCTTCGGGGAATGCCTTCCGCCGGTTTTACTGTTGAACGACTGGCAGTCGATGCCTCCACCCTCCTCAAAGGCAATGAACTTAATCCGCGCCTTGTAGCTGAAGAGGGGCACAAACAGGGACTCAACGCCGTATCTCTCGTTTGTAATGGAGTTGAAAAACTCGCCCTCCTCTAGCCCCGAAATGTACTTGGCGTTTTGCTTCTTGCGTTGTGGACTTCCGGACTGGCAGAGACTCAAGCGCGGTAGTGTAAGATCTGACTGTTCGAGCTGTTCGAGTCCCCGAGCGGGGCCTATGTGCTGCGCCAGAAACGCAGGCTTGTCGCCGAGAACTTGGATTATAACCTGCTCTGACCGCCCCACTAACGCGGCCACATCATCCCTCTTCGCCTTCGTACTCTTTGCCATTCTTCCTACCTCCTTAGTAATTTGATCTATTAATTAGTTGCTTAATCGTGTAGTGAACCCACTCCCGGCAATCACCGCACAAATGCTTTTCCTTCTTGGTGTCGTCCAGTGCTCCACAAACGTCACATTTCCATGGCTCGTTGTCCCGGAATCCACAGACGAACCCGCTAAGGTTCAGTTCTCGCCGGTAATCCTCAGCAGTGACCTTCTCTTCATACCCGTGCGGTTTACCGCTGAAATTAATCATGTCTCATGACCTTTTCCGCTTTCGCCTGTCCGGTCGTGTCCGAGTATCCTATGTCACAATGCCATCCTCGACACTCCTGACACAGCGGCGGATTGCCCGACAGCCGGGCTGCTTCACCACCATTGAATTTACGCCCAGAGTAAGCCCCGCACACGTCGCACTTGTGTCTGCTGTCGAGCAAGAGCAATTCATTCAACATGGCTGCTGAGTAATACTTACCGTGGCACTGTCTTGTTCCTGGCGGATTGAAGTTAGTCATCTTCTCCTCCGTATGTGTTTTTGCCCAGATTCTGAACCCCGCCGCGATGTCCAATTGAATCTTTCAAGAAGCACTCTACTCCCGGAGGAGGGGCCTCTCCGTTCTGAAGCCGCTCGTTGACGAAAGCCTTGAGTGACTGATGTGCGACGCCAAGCAGATGCACAGCCTTGTGCGCCTTGATCCAGGCGAAGAGTTTCTTTTTGTCTTTAACGACCGGATATGCGGTGGACTTCTTGAAAATAGTTGTCCCGTCCTCATTCTTGATAGACGTGATTTCCTGATTCTCAAAATTGGCCAGCAGCAGACCTTCAAGGGCTGCAATATGAAGATTAATAAACGCGAGCTGCGCCTCTTTCACCTTCTTCAGTTTCTTCCAGTGGAAGAACTTGGTGGCGAGTGTTCCATGATCGTCCTTGAACTCATTGTATTTGAGCTGCGCCTCTTTGATCTTGGATGCGTAATCCGGTTCATTCTGAAACTGGGGTAAATTCATGTACCACCCCTTGTGAGCGGGGGCCGGGGAGACTCGAACTCCCGTCTCTTTGCCAGCTTTACTACGTTTGCGCCGTCTGTTGCCCGTTACGAGGACTCTCAGCAACACAGGGCCGTGAACTTCACTGGCACCATACGACCAAACCAGGTCGGGTCATGACTCCCGATTAGTTGGCTGTCCGCTGACGCGGGTATCCTTCCCGTTAGACGACGGCCCCATATAATTCATTGTTCTGACTCTACCACAGCCTCAGCCTTAGGTGCAACTGGAATCTTTCTCCGGCGGGCGAACCACAAACCGATAGGTCTTTCGAGTTTGAGATACCATCGCTTATAGAATGGAATTTCCATCCACGCTACGCGGTCGCCGAGAATCTGAACTGCCTGGAGCAGAGGGAAAATGATCTGCTTCAAGAATTGTTCCTGGCTTTGATCCACGATGCTGCGCTCCCGGGCCTGCTGGTTTCTGTCCACTTAACTCCTCCTCATATTGATTTCCTCCACCGGTCTTTAGTCCAGGTGCTCAAGTCTTCTTTTGACCGGCGCGCCCTCAGCATCCCATCCTCAATCGTGCGCTGCCCCTTCGGGCCGGTTGCAATCACGTCAGTAATCATCATTGGATTTTTTTGCCCAGGCCGGTCGATCCTACCATCTGCCTGCTCCCTGAGTATGAATGAATGACTGCTGCTCGCATGTAGTGACTCGTCTGCTGCGCTGAGATTAAGCCCCATGCCCCCGGCTGCGTGCTGTGCGATCAGAACTGATCGCTTATGCTTTATCGTGTGTCCCGGGTGGAAGCGTTTAAGCGCCTCTTCCCTGTCTGCATCTTTCGTCGTTCCGTGCAGCGTGAATACTTCAAAGCTCTGATCCCTAAGCCTCTCCTCTAGTGCGAATATCTGCGCTCGCCACCAGCACCAGACTATGATGGGCGTCCTTGTAGTATTAGCCCGCTCTTGTAGGTAGGCAACGATCCAGTTCAGCTTCGGCTGATCGTCCAGGTACGTTGGATTAGTTACCGACTTTCCCAAAGCGTCATAACCAGGATTGGTCAGGAACCCGTTACAGATCTGTGCGAGCCTCATCACTTTGACCGCCGCGTTTGCAGCCGTGAACTCTTTCGAATCTAGCCACACCAGAAACTCCTCGCGCATCTTGCGGTAGTGTTTCCACGTCTCCTCGTCCATCGGCACCGTGATTACTGAGTGTGTCAGCGGCGGGAGATCGAGCACGTCTCTCTTGCGTCGGCACAGGATATACGGGCTTAGAGAGTCAAGCAGCAGTGGCGGAATGCCCTCTTTCTTCGGGTACACCTTACCGTCTAGATCCCGGTAAGATATGACTTCTTTCTTCATCCATCCGCCCATCACGCAATGCTTCTCTCGCCATTGCCAGAACGTGCAGCCCAGTATCTGCTTGTTGAGAATGTAAAACTGCGCCCACAGATCAGACAGATCATTTGCAACCGGAGTTCCGTTCAGAATAGTGCAGCGCACCGCGCCGGGGCCGATGGTGCTCCACTTCTTCTCGCCCCTCTTCTTTACGCGACCGTATCGCGGGGCGAGTGTTGCCTTGAACTGCTTTGTCTTTCTGTTGCGGACGAAGCTGGATTCGTCAAGGACTAAATATGTCTTTTGGCCTTTGAGCATCTGCGCCACTTCTTCAGCGTGAGTGCCGCTCCTCAGCCATTCATAAGAGCAAATGATATACACGGCGGGGTGTCCCGCATACTTCTCGGTAATCCACGATTCTCCTGATCCAGGGTGCAGCACCTTGACGGGCAGTGAATTCCACCGAGCAATCTCTCCCAGATCTTTATCAAACCACTGAAACACGCACTGCGCGGGGCATACTATGAGAACAAGAGTAATGCTACCGTTCTGAAACAGGGTGTTCGCTGCCTCGAGCACCTGGCGGCTCTTTCCAATTCCCGGCTCGTCGAACAGTGCGAACTCAGCCTTGGCACTCAGAGCGCGGACGCCCTCTTCTTGATGCCTCATAATTTCGTTCATATATGCCTCCTGAAATGGTGCTCTTATTCACGCGGTGTTTCATAATTTATATGATACAGAGCCCTCTGATCTCTGGAGTATTTTGCAGAATGTGGTTGCCAGCTTCTTGCGCTGCTGCCTGAAGTACTGTTCAAGAAACTCGTCAGCGAGCTTTACGTCGGTGAATACGTGGTTCCGTGGATCACCCAAGCTGTCGTTGGAAACCTCAATGAGGATTCCGTTCTCAGCAATTTCTACTTTGATTGGTGCCAGTTCATACTTCACGATTTGTTCCTCCGTGCGTAGAGGTATCCTGTGATGAAGGCTTTGATTTCTTTTGTTGCAGCGGTCGTGTGAGTGGCAGGATAGAACGGGCCTATAGCATCCCAAATTTTCTTTTCGTCAATCCGCAGCCCATCAAGTTTGTGGAAAAACATCCAACCCTCGACCTCATCATAGTTGACCGTGTTCTTTAAAAGCTGCTGAAGCAGCTCCGATTCATCCATGTTCTTTGCTCCTGTGAAAGAAGCGGCAGAAACTCGTGTTGGATTACCCGGCTTTCGTGCTTCAAGCCACCGAGTGAAAGTCTTGAAACATGGGATCTCTTCTTCTTCAAGCCCGGCGTCTAGACACACCATTTTGAACTTCTGAAAGTCTCCGCTGTTCTTGAGTGCCTGGGGGTCGATACTGAGATACCTGTTCATCAACCAGTCTTGGGCCTGCCTTGATTGCCGGGCTTTTCGAACTCCTATTTTCATCTCAACCTCCTTAAAGCAACCTGAGCATACCAGAGCATCTTTTGAATGTCAAGGAATATTATGGACTTTCTCGGTTATAGATGCACATTTTGGGACATTTGACTTGGCGGCTCGTGCCTAGAGCAGCGGGAGGTTCAGACGCTCCGATGGTGTGAACGGCAGAGGAGTACGCCGTCTGTCTATGGTGGTAGTTTAATTATAGGGCAATTAGTATTAATCCTCCTCATTACACAGTATCACCATAGACAGATACGGTACACCGAGCCTTACCCCACCGATGCATTCCAGCCGATCCTTGCGCTGCGCGACCCTTGGCGACATGTCAAATGTCGGGGACTGCAGTTTGGTGGGGTCAAGTGTCCACGCTTTTTCCTGTGCTACACTAGAAATCGTGGTGTAAACGTTCACTGACGGAGGTAACAAACATGCGTAAGCTCGTACAGAAAGGTGTACTAAAAGAGGGCGTAAAGTGCAAGCGTCTCGTGGTCAAGATTACAACTGACGAACACCACGAAGTTAAACTTTGTGCCCTTCAGATGAGACTTAGTATCACAGACTATGTACTTCTTAAACTAGGCATAGGTGTACTGGAGGGAGTTAAGCCTGAATTTAAGCCAAAACCTGCCGCTGATGGTCACAAAACCCCCGAGCAGAGGCTGGAAGATACGGCAGCGTGCGCCGACTGCCGGAAGAGACCGGGTAAAATATGTGAGTATCACTCCATGCTAGAATAGCGGCATGAATAAGTCTTTACCCATCCTGGACGAAACCCTGATTGCATCGAGTGCAAAAATTCAGTGCACAGACCAGGAGATCGCTGAGATCTGCGGAATTCCGTTGGAGAATATTCAGGAGACTTTCGGGCCGATGATGGCGAGGCAGCGCGCCCTTGGAAAGCGTGCGATCAGAGAGGCTATGTTTAATGTGGCGAAGTCCGGGCTGGCTCCTTCTGTTGCTGTGTGGTTGAGCAAACAGTATCTCGGGATGCGTGATCCAGAGAAAGAAGAGAAACCAGAGGATAAACTTTGTGGGGTTGAGCTGGTGGACTATTCAAAGTTTGGAGGGAAACCAAATGATCCGACCTAAGTATTTTCAGGTTAGAGATCACGAATGGTTTGAGCCTGGCGACGCATTCCGGCTCGTGTGCTGCGACTGTGGACTGGCGCACGATGTTGAATTTAATAGCAATGTGACAGACAGCGGATTACCGCTTGAGCTACGAATGGTGCGAAATAAGAGAGCGACTGCCGGCAATCGGAGGAGAGGTGCGCGTCCGCCTACCGTATAATTTCCAGCCGCGTCGGTATCAACTTCCAAGCCTCGCAGCTCATGACCAAGGCTTTAAGCGCATTTTCGATGTGTGGCACCGGCGTTCTGGAAAGGATGTGACATGGTTCAACCAGACCATCAAGAAGAGTTGGCAGCGGTGTGGCGTGTATTACTACGTTCTTCCAACTTACCGGCAAGCAAGAAAAGTCGTTTGGGACGGGATTTCAGATACTGGCTTTCGCTATTTAGACTACGTTCCAAAGGCAGTTAGACTCGGAAAGCCGAACGACACAGAAATGAAGATCCGCATGAAGAACGGATCAATCATTCAGCTCATTGGCTCAGACAATTACGATTCGATGGTCGGCACAAACCCTGTGGGCATTGTGTGGTCGGAATTCGCGCTGCAAGATCCGAATGCCCGCAAGATCATGCGTCCGATCCTGGTGGAGAACGGCGGTTGGGAAGCGATCCTTACTACGCCGCGCGGACACAATCACGCTTATGATCTGTGGAATGTTGCGCTGAAGTCGTCTGACTGGTTCTGCTCGCTCCTGTCGATGTGCGACACGAAGAGGGATGATGGCCGGGCAGTTGTGTCGCAGGAACAGTATGATCGAGAGCTGGCAGAGGGAGAGGATGAGGACTTGCTAAAACAAGAATACATGGTGAGCTTCGAGGGGCCGAATCAGGGCTCCTACTATGGGCGATGGATGGAGAATGCCCGGCAAGATGGGCGCATCAGTCGCGTTCCGCATGATGGGCGGCTCCCGGTCTACACGTTCTGGGATCTTGGCCTTGATGACTGTACTACGATTTGGTTCATGCAGTATTCACAGCGCGAGTTCCGCTTTATAGAATACCTGGAGGACACCGGCAAGGGACTTGACTCCTATGTGAAGATCCTCAGGGACAGGCCGTACACGTATGCCGCGCATCACCTACCACATGACGTTGCGGTGCGTGAGTTGGGAAATCAGGCCAAGAGCCGCAAGCAGGCGCTAGAAGATCTGGGCGTCCGAAACATCATCGTAGGCCGCAGTTTGAGTGTCATAGACGGGATAAACGCAGCGCGAGGTGTGCTTGGCCTATGCTGGTTTGACGAGGAGAAATGCGCGAAGGGTATCCGGCACATGTGGGACTACAAGCGGGATTGGGATGATAAGAATGAGATTTGGAAGGATCATCCGAAGCATGACGCTGCGAGTCACGGCGCGGATTCATTTAGAGAATTTGCCAACAGTTTTGAGGAAGTTAAGAAGGTCATGCCTCGCACATTAACAGAAGAGAACATGGGCAGCAGGGGTGGGTGGATGCGATGAATACGCTCATCGGCGGCCCGGAAATATTTGCAGCGAAGATTCTGTGTTCGGTCATCAGTACATGGCTTTGGTTTCGGCTGAGGCGCAAGAACAAACTCCTGAGACAGGCACTGGACGCTATTCGAGAGGAAACACTTGCGCCGTATTTCGACGGACGGAGCGGGCAGATAGAGCGTGTGCAATCGTGGGCCGCGATCCAAGCACTGTGCGCGGCAGCTCTACGCTTGAAGACGTGGTAGACTTTTGAGTAGGGGGAAATAAACAATGCCTCACAGACTAATCCAGTTTTTCCAGTTCGAACATCTTCCGTCAGGCCTTAAAGAAATTTCAGCGCACTGCCGCGAGTTGGCTTTAACTGCCGACAATCTCATAACTGAAAGTGCTGAGAAGACGGCGGGTCTTAGGAAGCTTTTAGAAGCAAAGGACTGTTTTGTCAGAGCTAAGTTAGAGGAAAGAAATCGTGCCTGACATGATGACATCAGAATCGGCAACGAACGAGGACACCAAGATCGACGCTGAAGTCCATCCCGTCCTAGAATCGGGCGTGACTGAAGAGGAAGGCGCAGCCATTGTCGCAGAGGCGCGCGAGAATATGGTTTCATGCATCAGCGTTGAGAATGACTTCAGGGACAAGGCAGTCGAAGATCTTGAGTTCCGCGTTGGCAACCAATGGCCCTCCGACATTAGAACTGCTAGGGAAGCATCCAAACAGCCATGCCTTCAGTTCAATATGCTGCCTAAGTTCTTGCGTCAAATCACAGGCGACGCACGACAGAACGTCCCAGGCGTGAACGTGGTGCCAGAGAATTCACAGGCTTCGAAGGAAGTGGCCGACATTCTCAAGGGGATCATCCGGTATATTGAGCACAGCTCAGTTGCCGCTTACATCTACTCTAAGGGCCTTGACCAAAGCGCAGCTTCAGGCCGTGGCTGGTGGAGAGTCGATGTTGAGTATGACGATGATGAATCGTTCGATCAGAACATCAAAATCCTGCCGATTATAAACTCACTCGCGGTCTACGTTGATCCAGCCGCCGTCGGGCCTACCTACTCGAATGCCGAGTGGTACATCGTGCGGCAGTGGCAGAACAAGAAGGCGTTTGAGCGCGAGAACCCAGGCAAGAGCGGACAGCCTACAGCTTTAGAGGATGCTCCGGGGAACCACTCAGACTGGTACGGCAAAGATGCAGTGTGTATTGCTGAGTATTGGAGACGGGAGCCGGTCAATGAGACGCTGCTTGAAGTTCAGGTATTCCCCGCTCCTGCGGTCGAAGGCGCTGAGGCTCCGAAGCCCTTCACCACGGTCATCAAAGAATCCGTGATGCTTGAGAAGTATCCCAACGTCAATATCGTAGTGAAGCGGAAGCGCTTGATGAAGCGTTCCAAGGTTGTCTGCTATACGATCACTGGCACCGAGGTTCTTCATAAGCGCGAATGGCCTGGGCGATTCATTCCAATTATCCCTGTGCTCGGTGAAGAGGTTCACATTGATGGAAGGGATTATTTATCTGGCGTAATCCGTGACATGAAAGATCCGCAGCGCGCCTACAACTACTGGATGACTATGCTGACGGAGCAGGTAGCACTCGCGCCTAAGATTCCGTGGATGGTCACAGACGCGATGATTGCGGACTACAAGCAAGAATGGGACAGCATGAACAATGCGAACTATCCTTACGTTCGCTTCAAGCCCGATCCGGCCCAGCCGGGCGGCCCGCAAAGGCCACTACCCGCGCAGCTCTCGCAGGGATATGCACAAATGTTGCAGATTGCACAGGGGGCGCTGAATGACACCAGCGGAATCTTTAAGCCTTCACTGGGCCAAGAATCTAATGAGACTAGCGGAAGAGCTATCCTTGCCAGACAAAAAGAAGGCGATACAGGATCTTATGTCTACATTGCAAACTGGCTGTTTTCTGTGCAGTTCACCGGACAAATCATTGTGGATCTTGTACCAAAGATTTTCGACACGGAAAGAGTTCTCATGATCCTCGACGACGAGGATGCACCGCAACAGATCACGGTCAATAAGCATTTCGATGCTGAGGGCGTGAACAAAATATACGACCTGCGACAGGGAAAGTACGGCGTGCGCGTGACCAGCGGCCCGTCTTACGCAACCCGTCGGCAGGAATCCGCGAATAGCCAGCTTGAATTCTTGCGGATCTACCCGGCGGCGGCTCCGATCATTGGCCCACGTCTGGCTAAGTCTATGGATTGGGACGGAGCGGAGGAGATCGCAGAGGAGCTGAAGCAGCTCGGCATCAGACAGGGGGCTATTCCGCCCGATCCTCTTCCACCAGGTGCTCAGCCTCCTATGGCGGTAGATCCAGCAACGGGTCAGCCGATTCCGATGGCCCCAGGTATGCCTCCTGGAGCACCGGGCGGCGGCCCAGTAGCAGGGCCTGCAGCACAGGAGCAGAGCGTCGATAAATTGCTCGCTTAGATGGGGACGAAAATTACTGTGATATAGTTTTTATAGGCCGGTCAGCTGAGCGGAAACGTGGAAGCGCGGCCAGCACACTAAAGTGGGAGAGGGAAATGGCTGAACTGAATCCAGACGTAAACACCGAAGTGGCGCAGGGTACAGCAGACGCTGATGCCAGCGCAGCAGAGCTAGTAGCGGTGGGCGAAGGCTTAGAGCCGGAGCTTACCAACGAGGGAACGGTAAACCCCTCGAACAGTGACCAACTCAACGAAGAGCTTGGGATTCTCCCTGAAGAGACACCCGCTGATCCAGTTGCCGAAACGCCGAAGATCAAGGGGCCTTCGCGCTTCCAGGATCGGATTGACACTCTGACGCGGCAACGAGGCGATGCAGAGACCCGGGCGTATAGGTCTGAGGCGGAATTACAGTCCTTAAAAACAGAATTCTGGAAGCTGGGGCCGGAGCCTAAAGAAGACGACTTTGAGAAGTATGGCGATTATGTTAAGGCCATCACGAGGTATACAGCGAAAGCTGAAGCCATCGAGCTGAAGACTGGACAGGTGCAAGAGTCGATAAACGACATTCAGCGAACCGATAAAGAAGTGCAGACAGCAAAAATGCACGATGGGATGGAACGATACGCCGACTTTGGATTGAAGGCCGCAACTTTAGGGCGTATACTAGAACCGGGATCGGAAGCGTACCAAGCGCTGTTTGAGTCGCCGGAGTTTGTCGAGGTGGCCTACTTCCTATCCAACAATTTGCAGGAAGCAGCTCGAATTTATGCGCTGCCATCACGGCTTCAGGCAAAAGAGATTTTGAAACTTGAAGCGAAGTTTGAAGCGGGCGGAACGCCGACGCCAACGGCTCAGCCGTTACCGACGCCGACACCGGCGTCGAAGGTGAGCCAAGCACCGGCACCAGCCCGGCAGGTTCTTACAGGCAAGGCTCCCGGCCAGCAACGGGTATCGCCTGAGAAAGAAAGCATGGAAGCATACGCAACTCGTCGGAACAGAGAGTTGCGCGCCAAGAAATAGTTTTACCTCGCTCGTCACGAAGCGCCGGGGAAACCCAAGAGAGTGACAAATGTTTTTGTCCAGCATGTTCCACGTGGAACATGCCTCTATGGTGGGTTTTTAGGCGTTCGACTGCTTGAGGTTGTCCCTCCCCTTCCTCCTTTAGATCGATCAAGCTTGGGAACCCACCCATCCCAAACTTAGGAGCGATCTAAATGAACACCCTTTTAACCCCCTCCCTGATTACCAAGGAAGCTCTGGTAATCTTGGAAAATAACCTCGTCATGGCCAAGAAAGTTCGCCGGGACTATGACAAGTATTTCGGGAAGTCTCTTCCCACTGTCGGCAAGATCGGCGACACACTTACTATCCGCAAGCCAAACCGTTTTACCGTTCGCACCAACAGCACTCTGTCCCCACAGAATATCGTCGAGCCGAGCACATCGATTGTTATTGATAAAGTTGCGGGCGTTGACTTCTCTTTCACCTCTCGTGAGCTGACTCTGAACATTGAGGAGTTCTCGGAACGGTATCTGAAGCCTGCAATGGCGACGATTGCCAACAAGATCGACTTTGATCTGTTGTCACTCTACAAAGACATCTACAACCAGGTCGGAGTCCCTCGAACCACACCTGCTACGTTCGCAGCGCTGGCTGCGACGACTCGTCGATTGAACGAGGAAGCGGCCCCCAAGGATAGAGACCGGCACGGAATCATCGATCCGGCGGCTGAAGTAACCTTGGCCGATGCTTTCAAGGCTTTCTTCAATCCGAACCGGGCGATTTCTGATCAGTATGAGGACGCTGAAATTGGTCGAGTCGGTGGGATTGGTTGGAGCATGGATCAGAACGTGAACCTGCACACCACGGGAACCTCTGACAACAGCACTCCCGCCGTGCTTGCTTACGTTGCCAACGCTTCCACCATTTCTATTGACGGATTGGACGCTTCAGTGACCCTGAAGAAAGGTGACACCTTCACCATTGCCGGTGTGTTCGCTGTGAACCCACAAAGCCGTCAGAGCACCGGAGTGCTTCGTCAGATCGTAGTCACTGCGGACACCACTGCAACTGGTGGTGGAGCTATGGCAACCCTGCCGATTTCCCCTGCGTTGAATGCGACTGGTGCTTTCCAGAACGTTACCGTTCTTCCGGTGGACAACGATCTGATCACCCTCTTCGACCCTTCTGCTGCGACTTCTACGCAGAACCTGGCCTTCCACAAGGACGCCTTTGCCTTGGTAACTGTGCCTCTGGAATTGCCTGAAGGCGTGCATTTCGCGGCTCGGGATTCCTACAAGGGAGTCAACATGCGTATCGTTCGTCAGTACACCATCACTGATGATGCGATTCCAACCCGAATTGACGTAATTTACGGCGTCAAAACTCTGTACCCGGAACTGGCCGTTCGCCTTGCAGGTTAACAAACAGGGGGCCGGAATAAGCCACGGCCCCCAACTTTTGAGAGTGGGCTATCCCCCCAGGAGCTAATCATGTCAATGCTTAACATCGACACAATCCCCTTTGAGTCCCTCGCCCGGTCTGTAGCAGGTGGAGGAGTATTTCTTTCTCCCGACCAACAAAATCTGAAGTGGCGCGGAGTTCGGCTGTTCTTGAATGTTAGCGCAGTCCTCGGAACTTCCCCAACCCTTGACGTTAAGCTCCAAACCCAAGATCCAGTCAGCAAAGCTTGGATCGATCTTCCCGGCGCGTCTTTCGCCCAGAAAACGGGCGTGAGCACCGCTGACCTGGTTGTCTATCCGGGAGTAGCCGAGACGGTCAATGTAAGCGTCAGTGACGTTCTGGCTCGAGTATGGCGTGCTGTGGCTACGCTTGCCGGAACTGCTGCCGCGACAGACAAAGCCACGCTGACGAGTTCGGGAGTTGCACCCTCTGATGCTGATACGGTAACTCTGGGTGCGAACGTTTATACGTTCAAGACCGCTTTGACTGAAGCGAAGGCAACCGGAACGCTTACTAGTACCGGGGTTGCTCCTGCCAATAATGACACAGTTACTCTGAACACTTCGGTTTACACCTTTAAGACTGCGCTGACTGAGGTTCGGTCGAGCGTAACTTTGACAAGTGATGCGACGAACCCCGATGATGGTGGAACAATCACCCTCGGATACGGTCAGTATGAGACTGTCTACACGCTCAAGACTACGCTGGGTGTTGTTCAGAATCAGATCAAAATAGGCGCGACGGCGGCCATTACACTGGACAATATCAAGGCTGCCATCAACGCGAGCGGGACGCCTGGGACTGAATACAGCGCAGTGATGCAGCACCCGCAGATCGAAGCGACCACAAACACGGACACAACGCAGTTGTTCCAAGGTCGGCTTGCCACAGCCTTCACATTCGACGGCGGGAATGTCCTGCGGTCGGTGGAGACCGCAACCCATCTAAGCTTTGGATCTATTACCTTCGTGGGTGGTGTGGCATCGGTAGCAAACGAGGTGCTGATCGGTGTGTCGGCTGCTGTAGCTTTAGACAACATCAAGAGCGCAGTGAACGCCACGGCAGGGGCCGGTACGACCTACAGCACGGCAACCGTAGTCCACACCACGATCTCAGCCGAGGCGAACACTGACACCACGCAGGTGTTCACGGCACTGCTGGTCGGAACAGCCGCAAACTCTTTTGCAACTACCGAGGTCAGTGCACAGCTCTCGTTCGGTGCCGCTACGCTGTTAGGCGGTCTAGATTCAATAGCTAACCAGGTGCTGATCGGCGGAACTGCAGCCATCGCGTTGGACAACATCAAGTCGGCTGTCAACGCAACGGCAGGCTCAGGTACGACTTACAGCTCTGCGACGGTTGCCCACACGCTTGTCGAGGCGACCACGAACACCGACACCACGCAGCTCTTTGAGACTCGCGCTGGTGTGTCTCATACGGTCGGCGATGCGCTTGACTCATTGGAGTCCGCCGTTACGCTCAGCTTCGGCGCCACAACGTTCGGCGGTGGGGTCGATGCAGCGTCATTCACATTCAGTTTAGGGGGGACTTTACTTACATGAGCAAAGCAATGGAAGAGTATGCAGCAAAGAAGAACGAGAAGAAAACTGAAGTGGTTGGAGTTGCGATCCGCAAGGCAAAGAATGGTTTCATCGTAACTGTTGACCATGAAGACTATGCTTCGCCGGGCCAGTCTAGGCAGATCATCTACAGCGACATTTCAGGTGTACTGAAGTGCGTCCAGGAAAAACTCGGGGGGAAGAAATGAGCGGTGAAATCAAGAGCCCAATTTTCGCGGTGTTCCATCCACAGGGCGGGAGGAAGGTAGTGAATACGGATGAGTTGTCAGAGCACGAGCTGAGAGTTCTTCAGGTGAGTGGATGGTGTGAATCACCACGTGACTTCTGGAGTCCGGAGAAGGTCGCAGAGCAAGCAGCGGCGGGGTTTTTCAACGCGGAGCACAAATGGGAGAGAAAATATGAGTCTGTCATTCAAAGCGGGAGTAAGCCTGAACAAGATCCAGCCGCAGACAGTGCTGGCGATTCAGCTAGTGGAGCGAATCTTCACGGGGAAAACGCTGATGGAAACAGTGGTGACAGCAGTTTGGGACGACCCGAAGCTGAAGATCCACAAACTGAAGTCGAAGCACTACGAGGGGCTGGCAGTGGATTTTCGGACGAAGAATCTGATGAACGAGTCCCTGAAATTGTTGGTGTTCAACGAAGTAAAAAAGCAGCTAAGCCCTCTTGGGTTCGACGTAATTTTGGAGAGTCTAGGAAAGGAAAATGAGCATCTCCACCTGGAGTACGACCCAACATGAACTTCCTGAAGAAATTTGCAGTCACTCGAATTATCAAGAACGTCCTCAGCAAAATCTCTGCCGACCATAAGACCACACTGGTAGGCGTTCTCGGTGCAGCTCTGCTGTCCGCGAACATCGACTTCGGTAAGCTGGTCGAAGGCGACACGGAGCATATTACGAGCGCAGTAACTGCCGTCGTGCTGGCCTTGATTGGGTACTTCACGAACAAAGGAAGGTAAGTCAGATGCCATATCCCAAGAAGTTCACAAAGTTTGAGAAGAAAGTGACAAAGCCTCATCCTGATGACGCAAAGTCGATGGATGAGTATGTCACGAAGAAAAACGCGAAGAAGCGAAAAATGGCGGGGTACTAGTCAATGGCACTCGCTACAGCCGGGGATCTAATCAAAGCGGCGATGAGAAAGAGCGGTGTTCTGCGCTCGGGTGGAACCCCCACGAACCAACAGAATCAGGACTTCCTCGACCTTCTCAACCTGATGCTCAGGAAGTGGTCGAAGCGTCCCGGACTCCAGGCTGTCCAGTACACGCGCCAATTCACCTGGGACGCAGTAGCCGCGTCCAAGACACTTGGGCCGACCGGTGCCGACTTCACGAACGCGCGCCCGCTGAAGTTCCTGGAGGGCTGCTCGTTCAAAGACACCGGCGCTGGCGTCACGTATCCCGTAGACATTATCACGAAGGTTGACTTCGACATGAAGCAGGTGCCGTCAACACAGGGCTACCCGTTTCAACTGTTCTGCCAGTTCGGCCTGACGAACTGGACTCTGTTTCCGTACTTCGTGCCGAGCACGGCTCTCCAGCTCAACCTGAGCACGCTTGAGGCGCTGGCAGAGTATACCTCGATTGCGAACCCGATTGCGTTTCCTATCGAGTACCACGCTGCGTTGCTCTACAACCTTGTCCTTGAGATTTCCGATGACGTGGGCAGACAGCCCAGCAGAAACGTCATCCTGATGGCTCAGGAAGAGCTGGACAGCATAACATCTCTACACTCCACGCCCCCGCCCCTCGCGGATGTGGCGCCGATGCTGCGGGCCGCGAGCAGGCGATTCAATATAATGGATGGAGGTTTTAGCTCATGAGGAAATTGGGGAGGGCTTTACTTATGGTTTTAGTCCTGGGGATCTCGCTGTTGGGTAAGGACAGAGTTAACAAGGACGTGAAAGAGATCATCAAGCAGTGCGGCAAAGACCCCAAGTGCTTCTCTTTGGTTCGTCAGATTCAAGTGCTCGACAACGAGAAGTGGAACACTGAGCCGTTGCTGATACTTCGGTCACAAGGAATTTCTGAGTTGCGGATTGCCCGCTTCAGAGGTGAAGATGGGGCTTATATCGTTCTGATGGTGCCCGAGCTTTCGGTAGACGCGGGACTGGTGAGGATCTTCGAGGGGAAATAGGATGCCGTCTCATTTGATCTCATTCGGTGACATGGCGTATCCGACCGCCAAATCGAACGCCGAATTAAACGAGAAGATGCTCGGGAAAATAATTGATGGCTATGTCAACGAGCTGAAGCACTACGTTAAGCGCAAGGGGTTGACCGACTTCGGAACGCAGGGTTCGGCCAAATGGGACGGCATCTACCGCACGAAGGGACTGCCGGTAACGGCCATCCTCGGCGTCACGAACGGCGTAGTGTACCAGATCAACTCGAACGGCACATTCACGGCCTACACTGGGGCCACGCTCACAGTCGGGACTGTGCCACATTTCACTGAAGACGGCACGAACGTATTCATCGCGCACGGCGGCACCATCGCTAAAGTGGACACCGTGGCGCTGACTGTGACAGCTCTCACCGGGGGGAACGCGCCCACCGGCGTGACATTCATCGCATATCTGGACGGGTTCCTCGTCTGCGATGGAGAGATCGGCGGTGGTGGGGTTCCGGGAGACCTGAATTTCTCAGATGACAAAGCCAATGGCTACATCGCTAGCGACTCTTGGGAAGTTTTCAATAATGAAGCTCTCGGGGATAGTTGTACCGCCGTGGCCGTGCAATGGCAGGAAATCTACTGCTTTGGGCCTGAGTCGATGGAGGCCAGCTACAACGATGGAGATTCGCCGTTTGCCCGCATTGATGGCGGGATTAGTCCCTACGGAATCGTGGCCCCCGACTCCTTGCTTAACGTCGATAATACGCTTTACTTTCTCAGCCGTGTCGATGGTGCAATTCGGCTCATGCGGATTGAAGGACGACGGCCAGTCGTAGCGTCAGAAAGCTATGACAGACAACTTCAAGCCCTCACGACTCCCAGCGATGGGCGCGCATTCCTTATCGTTGATGATGGAAAACCGTTCTATTGCGTGTCCTTCATCGCGGACGATATCACTTTCGCATTCAACCTCCGAACTCGTCAGTGGAGCCAGTTTGGTCTATGGGCCGGAGCCTCAGCTAGTGGGACGCTCACGAGCACCGGCGTGGCTCCGGCAGATGGTGACTCGGTTACTGTTGGAACGTACACGTACACGTTCAAAACAGCGCTCACTTCGCCCGCTGTTGCGGGAGAGGTTCTCATAGGCGCATCCGCAGCAGCAGCCTTAGACAATTTAAAGAGTGCTGTCAATGGGACGGCGGGGGCCGGAACGACCTACGGAGACGGGACGCTTACAAACGATCAAGCGACGGCCACAACGAACACTGACACGACGCAGCTCTTCGTTTCCTTCTACTCAGGAACGTTTGGAAACAGTGTTGCCACTACGGAGGCCTCAATAGTTCTCAGCTTCGGGGCAGCTACGCTCACGGGCGGCACAGAGTCTTATGGAGCCTTCGCGGGGCAGTGCTCAGAATTTTGGGTAGAACAGCAGAAATATCTTGTGGGCGACCGCAGAGCCAACGGCAAGATGTACTCCTACGCGGGTGGGCTTGACGGTGCGGCCACGATCAGAATGCAGCTTGATTCGAACGTGCACCAGAAAGGAAGTCTCCACAAGAAATTCGAGGGAACCTTGGTATTCGATCAAGTCGGATCTTCGCGCATCAGGTTCCGTGAGCCCGGAGTAGCCTTCGAAGAGTTCTTCTACACGGTTGCTGACGGCTATTCCAACGCAATCATGTTCGGGGAGTACATCAACAGGCAGTATCAAGTGGTGCATGAAGCTAACGAGCCGTTCATCCTGATGGAAGCCGAAGAATGGTATGAAGTGGGGATGCACTGATGGGAGTATCACGAACTTTTAACGGGTCAGTGTCCAATTATTTGGACACTGTTGACAGGTTTTTGTTTGACGGTGCATCGGCTCAATGCGCTTGGATTAGAGTTGCATCGTTGACCGGTGAGAAAGTAATTTTTGGGAACAAGCACTTTCAGGCTGGAACATCGCCACCCGGAGGCTACCGACTTGTAATAACCGGGAGTAGTCAACTCTCTATAAAGTGGATCAGCGGCGGTTCAGCATGGGAGTTGTCGAAGCCACTTATCATACTCGGCGGGGCATCCCAAGACTGGCTGCAAGTTGGATTATCGCTGTTTGTGGCGGTAAACATAACAAGCACCAGTCCCCCGCCGTCTGCCGAGTTTTTTGTCGGTTTGATCCCTAGCGGTGTTGTTTCTTTGGGGACATCTAGCGGTGGGGGAGTGATACTCAGCAATTCTGCCGATAAGGTGTTTGTCGGGGCCGTAAACAATATTGGAACACCAGAGGAAGCCTTTAATGGAAAGCTGCAAAGGGTTGGACGATGGGGTGGACTGAATCTGACACTGGCCGAACTAAAGGCGGTGGCAGTGTGTGGGGCTACGCCTCCCTTTGCAGCATCAAACACATTTTTCTACGAAATGACCGGAGCAAGCCCAGAGCCAAACACCGGTCTGGGTGGGGGTGGGGCCACGATTGTTGGAAGCCTACCGCTCGGCCCCGACCTTTGCACAGGTGGATCAGAAGCAGTAGCAATTCCTCCTGGGAATCCCTCGATTGTTTCTCCGGGACTCCCCCATTTCTCAGGCGGCCCCGGCGGCGGGTTACAAATTCCGACGCTCAGCTTCGATGATGGCGGCCCGGCACATCTCGACCCAACTACGGGGAATGCCCGGATAGTTCAAGCCCCTGATTGGGGAAGCATGGGCATCAAGGGCAGTAGAGGCGGCCAAAAAGGCGGTCAACTCGCGCAGCGTCAGTCAGGCATGTACCGGGGACTGGATCACCTTGCAGCCAAGTTGAGGGGAAAACGGAAATGAGTCTGCACGGCAACCCAAACAACAGAGAGGCTGGCAGCTACACGAAAGCATTTCAGAACAGCTTTTATCAGATCGTGCACGGAATTCAACGCACGTTTGACTCTCTGACGGATAACTTCGTCGGCACATCGAACGATATCAATTCAAAACGGGCATTCTTGGATCACGCCAGGTCGTTTTTCGAGGTTGCTGTAGGATCGGCCAATTCCGCCTTAACCCTAACAAGAAAACTAGGGTTGAGAGTCATTTCATTGATCGTCGAGGAGCGTAATCTGATTCTCGCGGCTCAGATATTTGCCATTCGCGTTAAGGACTCATTTGAGATTGTGGCAGGAACTGCTATTACAGTCACCCGGAAACTTGGGCAGCGAGTCATAAATGCCGTAGTCGATGACTCCAGCTCAGTTCTTTCCGGACAAGCATTCAGCAAGCGCACCAAAGAGCAGGATCGCCTGAAAGCGGGGACAAGCATTACGCTGACCCGAAAGCTCGGTGAAACCACGATCTCTGCCCCAGCAACTGTTTCCGGAGACGATCAGCAAATCATTGAGCCCGGGCAGGTCTTTTCCCGCAGAGTGCGCGACTTTTTCGAGGTTGCAGCAGGGACGGCAGTCGGTATCACCAAGAAACTTGGGCAGAGGATTCTTGCAGTAATTGTCGAGGAGTCAAACCTGATTCTAGCGGGCCGGTCTTTCCGAACCAGTGATAAACTAGTGGATAGATTAAAGGCCGGATCGAACGTCACCTTGACCCGAAAATTGGGTGAGGTTACGATTGCTTCGACCGGAGGAGGAACAGCGGTTGACGATCAGAACATGATTGAGGCAGGACAGGTCTTTGGAAAGAGGGCCGATAGAGTCGATAATCTGAAGGCCGGGACAAATGTTACGCTCACTCGAAAGGCAGGGCAGGTGACGATTGCGTCAACCGCGTCGGGTGGAACATCGTTTACAGAAGTAGAAATAGAACTAGGCCAAGCGTATAGAATATGGACTAGTAGAGTAAGCGCCGTTGATAACACATGGCAATCAGTCACCTTCGGAAACAACCTTTTTGTCGCGGTCTCTTCTAGTGGAATCGGAAATCGGGTGATGACCAGTCCAGATGGGATCACCTGGCCTAGTAGAGTAAGCGCCGTTGATAATAACTGGCGATCAGTCACCTTCGGAAACAGCCTTTTTGTCGCGGTCGCTGATAGTGGAATCGGAAATCGGGTGATGACCAGTCCAGATGGGATCACCTGGACGATTCAAACGAGCGCCGTTGATAATAACTGGCAATCAGTCACCTTCGGAAACAACCTTTTTGTCGCGGTCTCTTCTAGTGGAATCGGAGATCGGGTGATGACCAGTCCAGATGGGATCACCTGGACTAGTAGAGTAAGCGCCGTTGATAATCTCTGGCTCTCAGTCACCTTCGGAAACAACCTTTTTGTCGCGGTCTCTCTTGATGGAATCGGAAATCGAGTGATGACCAGTCCAGATGGGATCATCTGGACTAGTAGAGTAAGCGCCGTTGATAACACCTGGCAATCAGTCACCTTCGGAAACAACCTTTTTGTCGCGGTCTCTGCTAATGGAATCGGAAATCGGGTGATGACCAGTCCAGATGGGATCGTCTGGACTAGTAGAGTAAGCGCGGCTGATAATGCTTGGCGATCAGTCACCTTCGGAAACAACCTTTTTGTCGCGGTCTCTGATAGTGGAATCGGAAATCGGGTGATGACCAGTCCAGATGGGATCACCTGGACGATTCAAACGAGCGCAATTGATAATACCTGGGAATCAGTCACCTTTGGAGTCACCTTCGGAAACAGCCTTTTTGTCGCGGTCTCTTCTAGTGGAATCGGAAATCGGGTGATGACTTTTGGGGCGAGCCCCGCGCAATATTCTGGAACTTTCGACATCGCCGGGCTTTCAGGTCTCACGGCTAATAAGCAAGTGCTGATTCAGCAGAAAGCCGGGCCTTATACCGGTAAAGGCGACCGGCAGGATGAGGCAGAAATGGATCAGGTTCACATCACTGGATACGTCGTTGACGCCACCACAATCCGTGCTTACTGGGCCTGTATGCCCCACGGCGGCCCGATGGTGGGAAACGTGAAATTTGGCTATGCAGTGAGCGCCTAGAGGATAAATCATCATGGCAGTTATTCAAGATCCAATCACGTTAGCTTTACAGGCAATTGATCCAACGTTCAGAGCTGCACGGGTTAGCAGCCGACCATTGGACTACGGATCACTGGGGCATTATCGGATCTCAATGGCAACCGGAACAATTGGCGCGGCTCTAGCGGCGAACGCTGAGCTTTTCCAGTTTAGATGGACGGATGCCACGCGGTTTGCGGTGGTACAGAAAATCTTGATCGGCGCCGGAGCCAATGCAGCCGCAACAGGGGCGGCTCTAGTAACTCTAGAGGCTACTATTGCTCGATCTTGGACGGTAGCCGGAACTGGGGGTGCTACCGCTACTCTGACAGCAAATAATCAAAAGGTCAGAACGACCGGCATGGGAACCACTCTGCTGGGAGAGGTCAGAATCGCTACTACTGCCGCTCTGGGAGCGGGAACTAAAACCCTTGATTCTCAGGGTGTAGGCAATAAAACTCTCGGAATTGGTACCGGAGCTATTACCACGTCTCACCGTCTTGATCTGATGGAAAAAACGGATCTGCTAGAAGTTGATGCAGACGGGTCGGTACATCCGTTAATACTTGCTCAAAATGAGGGTTTCGTGATTAAGAATGGCGCAACGGCTTGGCCAGCGGCGATGACTTGGGCTCTTGGTGTTACAGTTGTTTGGGCAGAAGTTACTGCCTACTAAAAGGAGATTCAAAGATGGCAATTTCTATCGTCAATGACAGCATTAGTTCCATCCTTGCCGGGGGTGCCGGGGACACCATTCAGATTAATGTACTTTGCAGTACAATTCAGGTGTTCAATCGGTCTTTGACTGACTCGATCTTCGTGCGGTTAGATGGGATTAACCCAACGGTGGCGGGAGACGGCACCAGAGTTGTTCTACCTGGAGCGTCTCGCCAGTTTGGAACTCCCGACCCTAATTTTCCAGAAATCCGGCTTATCTCAAACGGTCTGTCAACGGCTTACACAGTTGAGTGTTTTCCCTAAAGGAGAAAATCATGAAAAGAACTCTTAATGTATTCCCCGCAACTTTGGTGGTATCCCCGAACGACTTAGCTCAGATTTCTAGTCTGTCTGAAACGCTGGATACCGCTGTTCCGATGGCAAAGCTCACGCTAAATAAGCTCACCCCTTTGGGTGTGGAACCAAAAGTTTTTCTGTATAAACTAGAGGCGGCAGATGCACGGCTTTGGAAGCAGAATATTACTTTTGACATTGGGACAAACCCTTTGATGACGTTTGATGTTGTTGATTTTTGGCGATTATCTGAATTTTCAGCGCAGCGAACGTTGAGAACGGCTTTGATTTCCCTCGTTGCGAAATATCCAGATCTTGAGAAAGTGACTTACGACTACTTGGCCTAGGAGAAAACAATGGCAACCTACACACGACTTTTACTCTCGGGCGCTGGGGCGGGTGGAATCCCGATTATCGTTGTTGCAACCGCCACTCCCGGAACTCTTATCCATACCGCCGTTGCGGGAACCGCGAGCTTTGATGAGGTATACCTCTGGGTGTCGAATGTCACGGCTTCTGATGCTACGCTGACAATCGAGTGGGGATCAGTGGTCGATCCTGGCGGATTGATGACAAAAGCCGTGGTTGTTCCGGCTAACAGTCCTCCGACCCAAATTTCTTTTGGTGTTCCTGTGAATGGAACCGTGATTGTTCGGGCGTTCTCGGGGACAGCTTCAGCTCTGAACATCACAGGGTTCATCAACAGGATCGCGTAAGATATAATACTGGGAGTGAGGCAGCCTTGGTAGGCACGGGCGGTTGTGACCCGCCTGGAGTCGGTTCGATTCCGACGCTGCACCCCATCTTAAAGGGCAACGACAATGGCATTTGATATTAAGGCTTTCCTTCAGACTGCAATTCCTGCGGGGATCGGTGTTGCTGGTGCAATCGCTGGAAAAAAGGCGCAATCTGCAGGCAACATTCAATCCCGTCAAGCGATTGATGCTGCATACAGGGAAGCCTTAGGAGCCTATAACACGGCCCACGGGCGGGCGACGGACATCAACAATTGGATGCTCCAGTCCAGTTTTGCACCTCTGAACTTTGGGTATGGGCAATCGAGGGCTGATCTTACAAACGCGCTGATGATGGGACAGCAGGGACTGTCCGGTGGACAGTCTGCGATTGCTGACATTCTTGGGCCGTATACTTCGGCTGGACGGCGTGGCGCAGAAGAAACCAACTTCCTGCTTTATGGACAAAGGCCAGGGGCGGGAAGCCCAGGAGCGCCCCCAGGTGCCCCAGCGGTGCCGTCCACACCTTCCGCCGGTGGGTTTCAACTACCGGCAGATTTTGGTGGTGGGTTTAATATCACACCCCCGCCCGGATCTGGTGGCGGGCCGTCAGCCCCCGGCGGAGGTGTCCCGAACGCGCTGACGAGTTTCGCCCCGAACCTGGCTGACAACAGAGTTCGGCCATCAGGAGCAGCCGGTGTAGTCGGAACCGGCGCAGGAATTGCTGGCAGCTTAATTCCTGGGGTCGGGCCGATGGTTGGGTCTACTGCTGGGGCTTTGGCAGGTGGACTTATCAGCCGACTGACGCGCAAGGGCCGTGAAAAGGAAGCAGCATCGGGTGCCGTGAATGAGCACTCCGACTGGTTTTGGAATGAAGTTGTTCCGACCGCGCAGCGAGAGGGGTGGAGCGGGGAGCAGTTGAAACAGACTGCGGACTCTGGATGGAACGATTATTCAAATTGGGTGGGTTCAAACATCAAGGACAAGGGTGTAGCCGCAAGCTCACTAGCATCACAGAAGAAATCTTTCGACGAGGGTCTGAAGTCAAATCCCTACACGTCACAGTACTATAAATAGGAGTCTCCGATGGCAATGGACATGACTGATTGGGGGGCCGGAAAGCCGAAGAAGGATGCTCAGGGAAATCCCCTTTATTACGGGGCACCCGGAGTCGACCGAACCGGCCCAGCTTGGCTCGACCCGAATGTTTCCAAGGCCGGGGATTGGGAAAAAGGTGGCTCTTTGGGGGCCGACTGGGTTTCAACCGGGCAGAATCCTCTTTACGGGCCTAGAGGAACTAATGCATTTGCAACCGCTGCCGGAGACTCGAACCAAGCGCGGACTAACCCAAACGCATATCAGGGTAGCGGCGGAGGGGTTCCGTTCAACGCTCTGACTGGCGGGACAGCCGGTCAGGCCGCCGGTCAGGCCGCCGGTCAACAGCAGTGGAGCGATCAGGTTCCAGTAAGCCGGGTGAGTCCGGTAATGGAGCAGGGAAAAGACCGGGTTGTAAGTTTCAACGCGCTGACCGGACAGAGCACGCCCGCCGCGCCTCCGATGCAGGTAGCCAACGGCAACGCAGCTCGAAATGCGGATGTGTTCAACAATCCAGTGTACACGCCGCCCGCCCCCACCGGCCCCCGAGCTGTAGAAGGCGACCGCGCCCCGTTTCTTCCGGGGGAAACACCAGAACAGTATCGAGCAAGGAATCCCGGACAGTTTGCAGCTACCCTTCCAACAATAGGAGCTGGTGAATCAATCCTTCCACCTGTACCTGCTGGTTTTGATGTTCGAGCTGGATCACAAGACCCGGCAGTAAACAGGCAGATATATGGGGAGAACTATTTTCCGGGCAATCTGCCTGGATTCCCCGGTATCGCTAACAAAGAGCAGTTTTTCGCTCTGACCCCGCAACAGCAGGGCGATTATCGAGTCGCATTAGCCGCTCAGTTCAAAGCTGGACAGCCGGGTGGCGGCGCACCGGGGCCAGCAACAGGCGTGGGTGCTGGAAGGGGCTATCCTTCCAACTGGAACATCAACAACGCGCCAGGACTCGATTCGGGCGGCGAAGGCACCACATTTGCCACGAATCCGGCTACCGGCGCGGCTTATGAGACTTCACCCATGTACCAGTGGCAATTAAAGCAGGGCGAGAAGTCCATCAACAGGGCGCTCGCGGCTCGAGGCCGGAAGAACTCCTCCGTGGGTTTGAACACTTTGGCGAATTTCTACAACCAGCTCGGGGCGGGTGAGGCGGACAAGCAATACACTCGAACCTTCCAGCAGCAGCAGCTTGGGCTGCAAGCTGCACTGGCTCAGGCGGCCCAGGCGGGGGCCTCCTCTCAGCAACTGGCGCAGCTATACGCTCAGTTGGGCGGACAGGCGGCGGGAGGATCGGAACGGTATGGGGGAAACATTGCGGATCTGATTGCACGGTACGGGGAAAGGGAAGGATCGAACGTTCTGGGACTCGGCACACAGCAAGGCGCAGCGGCAATGTGGAAGGGCACTCCAATCGGTGCGCTTCTTGATAAGCACGGTGGTGAGAATTACAATTTCTGGACTAGCCTTTCTGCAATGGGCGGTAAAGCGGTTGCTGACTACATGGCATCAAGGGGTAAATAATGGCCTACTCTGATTTGATTAACATGATCGAGTACGCTGGAACCGCAAATCAGCGTGCCACTGAGCAAAAGCAACGTGAGCTGAACCTCGCTATCGGGCAGAACACATTTCAGCAAGTCCAAGATCAGCAGAACGAAGCGAATGCGCTGAGGCAGTTTGCAGCGCCTCTCGGTGGAGTCGCTGGCCCAGGTGCGCCCGGTGCGATGGGCGAGGCTCCGGTAGAGGCTCCGTCACCAGATCCTGATAAGGTCGCATTTGAATACTACACGAAGATTGCCCCCGATCCGGTCAAGGCCAGTTTGGTTCTTGACAACGTAGCAAAGCGAGCCAAGGAGGTTCTGGAGCGCACCGGAGATCCCGAACAGATGATCGCTTACACCAACTCAGTCACTGGACGCACAGACAAGTTCGCAGGATTCAAAGGTACATTGTTGCAGATCAAGAATGAGGATGGCACGACCCAGCTTGTCGAATACGAGCCGCAGGGCGGGAAGCTGACTGATAGGGGGACGGTTGGCAGGCCAAAACTCATATCGGTTGGTGAGAAATCCAGGCTGTACGATCCAACTTTAGGGAAGGTAATTGTTGAGGGTGTAGCCGACGACGCGAATGTTCCTGTGAAGTCGGAGCACAATCTGCGGGGCAAGGATGGACAGCCGGTAACGAAACTGTGGTACAAAGGCGGCAGAACTGAAGAGATTCGCTCTGTGCCGTCTCCCGGATCAGTTGTAATTGCCAATGCACAACGGGCTCAGCGCGAGTTCCGAAACGAGATGGACATGAGGAAGGAGTTTCTATCCCTTCCTGAAGTGAAAGAATTCCCTGTGGTCGAAAAGCAGCTCGGCAGAGTTCAGGCTGCCTTCGATGAGGTTAAGCGCGGGGCACCCAACAAAATCGCCGTGGATCAAACTTTGGTAACGGCTTTTAACAAAATGATGGATGAGTCTTCAGTCGTTCGTGAGTCGGAATACGCCAGGACTGCTTCTGATGCTCCCTGGTTTAACAAGATCCGAGGAAAATTCGAAAAATTCTCGGCAGGCGGCGCGGGTTTGACTGACGAGGATCGCACAGCCCTGTACGACATGATTCAGAATTTTGGGCGTGTGGCAAAGGAAGGATACGAGTCGCAGGTTGACTTCTATTCCGAACTCGCTGGCCGGTACGGATTCCAACCGCGCAACGTAGTCCGCTTGGGTGGAGCAGAACCAAGGAAGGGAGGAGCACCAAAGGAATCGGTGAAATCCAAAACCCCCATCGGCACCGTGGAGGATGGGTACATCTTCATGGGCGGCGATGATACCAAGCAAGAGAATTGGAGAAAGAAATGAGCACACCCTGGGAACGGCGCGCCGCCGCTGTGTCTGGGACGGGCGACACCGAGGTTGTTGAAACAAGCATAAAGCCTTTCGATGAATCCGAAGAGACCCCTTGGGACAAGCGAGCCAGAGAGCAAAATCGACTCGCTGCTGAATCGCGTTTGAATCGACCTAAAGAAGTCCTCCAGGCTGAGCACGTCGCAAACCTCGCTCAATCCAGTCCCACCGTCGGCCAGCAGCTCGATCAGCTCACTGAGGGAATCTATGGTGGGATCGGGAGACTGGCACAGGGCGCAGCCGCGATCCCCGGAGCGCTGGTTGAGTCCGTGCGCCAGACTGTCGCCGATCCTCTCGGCGCGGTGAAGGCCGTTCCGGGTGCGCTCCTGGAAATGGGAAGCGATCTAGCGAACTATCCTGTGGATCAGTTCGGGAAATTACTGTTTGGCACACCGAAAGAAGCGGGAGAAGTGATCGGAGAGAATGTCGTACCCTTGGCCGCCGGGCCTGCTGTCGGAATTGCTGGCAGGGCTGTTCAAGGGGCCGCTGGCGTCAGTGCGCGGAAGCTCGTCAACACGATTATCAAGCCCAGCCTCAAGGATCAGGCATTCAAGAAAGATCCGACAGGCGCGATTCTCAGAAACAAGATCGTCGGTAACACTGATGAGCAGTTCGCTGCCAACGTTCAGGCGAAGATCGACGAGTTCCACGGCATGACTGATGCACAGCTCGCCAAAAGCACGAAGGCTGTGCCGGTCAATGATGTAACGGCGCTGCTCGATGATGAGGTTAAACGCATAAAAGGTAGCGTCGGCATCAGCAACAAAGAGGCGCTGCTATCGAGGATAGAAGAGTTGCAGAGCGACATTCTGGGCCGGTACGGTGGGCAGAGCATCTCGCTCCGGGAGCTGCACGCGCTGCGAAAAGAGATCGACTCCAGCATCACCCGATTCACGATGGACGCAGTCGAGCAGGGAGCGAACGCTTCAAAATACGCGGCTCGCTCCGGAATCAACAAATTGATCCGCAACCAGGAGCCGAAAGTCGAGAAGTGGATGAGGGAGGAGTCGGAGCTGCTTAGCGCCAAGGAGGCTCTGGAGCGGCAGGCCAACAGACAACGAAATGCGGGGTTCGGCGGGCCGGGGGATATTGCCGCTGGGGTGCTTGGCGAAGTATTGGCGCAGGGCGCTGGCGTCCCCGGGACAGGTGCGTTGACCGGCTTGGCAGCCCGGCACGCGCTTGGAAGCACGGCAGTCAAGAGCCGGGCTGCGAAAGGACTCCACAAGCTCAGTGGAGGAGAAACAGCGGCTGTGGAATTCGCCCCTACCGGCGAATTAGTCAGCGAAACCGGAGGCAAGTTACCTGTTGAGGCGAATATAAAGCTGAGCCAGGTGTCAGAAATGACTGCCGGGAAAATAAACAAGGCGCTTGACAGGAACGATCAGACACAAAGCAAGATCACCGACGACTTAATAGCAGCCGGACGTGGCAGTGAAAAGACCAGTGAGATACTCGCCAAATCAGATCCTTTATCACAACGACTCAAAGATGCCTTAGATGAACGCTCCGATCTAAAGAATGAAATAACTAGGAGATACGGCCCGGATGCTCCTTCCAGACTTCCAAAAGGATTCGGGCCGGTAAAGCGTAGCGAACAGGTTGGAACGTTCACCGAGCAGGAATTTGAAATGCCTGGCACTGTTCAATCCACATATAAGGGGCCGGAGCGTCGTAAGGAACCACGGGGAACATTCAAAGAAGAAGAGTTCAACTGGCCGGAGTCAGTCAGCGAGCTGAAGAACCCCACCACAGAGAAGTATTCCGGCTACAGCCCGAAGCGCGGAAAGATCGTTCTGAATGATGCGGCAATGGATAAATTAACGAACATGATTGGAGCAAAAAAACTCAATGGAGCTGAAGTATTCTCCGGCACCGGCGTAAGCGGGGCTGATGCTGCAGGCAGGATATTTATTCAGAGCCTGAAACGCGAGTTCCCGAAAGAGTTTGCAATGGTTCCAACCAATAAACCGCTAACGATTCAGCGCGTCGGGGACAGCGGGTACTTTAAGCAGGAAGCCAGGCATGAGGGGCTGCATCGGGCTGTGAACGAAGTTCTTGGGGAAAAACTGGAGATCAACCCAATAAAACTTGGGGTAAAAGGAAGAAAGATTTTTGGGGAAATCCACGGAAAAGCTCTGACCGAAGGGGGCGCAGAGGGCAGAATAGTCTACGGAGCGGCGCTGAGAACTAAGGGTGGGTATGCGTCTGGACGAAAGGCGGAGGAGGTCTTTGCTGACCTTGCCACAGGGAATCCCATGCGCATGGGACTCACCCGAGTAGAGGGCCTGCAATTGCTTGGTGACATCCTTGAGCAGTTGACTGCCAAGCATGGCGCGGACAAAGTTGAGGCTCTAATGAAGAGGTTCGCTCCTCGATTCTATGAGAGAGCGCCTGAGCGGACTGGAATGAAACTTCCGAGGTTCAAGGCAGAAAAACCCCTTCCAGAAATAGGAGGTGAGTGATATGATGTTCTCGTGGCAAATAGATCTTGGAAGCATTCTGAACGCAGTGAGCCTATGCATAGTGGCGTTCGCCGGAGCAAAGAAGCTCGGGGTGCTGGAATTCAAGCTGAATTTGTTGTGGGCAAACTTCAAATCAGAGAAGGGGGTGTCGGAGTAAGTCGATATTGGAAACGGTATAAGCGCAACTTGGTTCGGTGGGCTGAAGGAAATCGTCCGAGGTGTAAAAGGCACCCGGATAGACTAGCCCAGCGCTTCCCTTGGCTTCACAGCGGAACTAGACGGTGCAGCTCATGTTGGGGCAGGAAATCAGATGGCGCGCTCCGACCGGCGAATACGCGGCACTCTCAGAAGAGCAAAGATTCTGGATACCACACCGTTTTCACTACTGAGTGGAGGCGTAAAAAACGTAAGCAACTGCTTTATGGATGGGGGACGAAACGGCATGAGTCTGACTTTGAACGGGCAGACAGTTGAGACCACATCAAACCGGCTGTTGAAACTGCTGGACAAGCGCCCGGCTGATGTGTTCAAGATTAAAGAGTCAAAGATCATCCAGGGTCAGGCCAAGAGAGTCTCAGTTATTTTTGACCCGAAGATCTTCAAGACGATTGAACTGCTCCACATTACGGACGTTCAATTCGGGGCCATCACCTGCCAGGAAGAACGGTTCATAGAGTTCCGGGACTGGGTTCTGGCGAGTCCTAACAGGTTCGTTCTTTTCGGTGGGGACATGATCGACGCGGCGACAGTTCTGTCGGTTGGCTCGCCCTTTGAGAACAAGTTTGAGCCGAAAGAACAGCTTTTGAGGTTCGTCGAAATCGCAATGCCAATGCGCCACAGGGTGCTTGGATACGTGGGAGGAAACCATGAATCAAGAACGAGCAAAACGTTTGGTGAGGCTGGCTCGATCATTGCGACACTTCTGGGCATTCCCTACAGCAGCGGGATTCAGCTCGTTGACATCAACTTCGGGTTGCACAAGCCCTTTCGGGTTTCCCTCTGGCACGGTACGGGAAGCGCAAAGACCAAGGGCGCGAAACTCATGATGTTGCATAGGTTCATGGGACAGGGAGACTCTCAGCTCTACCTGGTGGGCCATTTGCATGACGTGGTTTTGACTTACGATTGGAGACAGTCGAGGCGCGGAGACGACATCTACCTGGAGAAGATTGCCGGAGTGATGAGCAGCAGCTTTCAAGACTTCTGGGGAGGGTATGCTGAACGCGCTGGTTTGACGCCTAGCGATACGCTCATGGCAAGAGCCATCCTTGAGCCGACAGGCAGGTGGGAGCTGACACTTAGATGAGACATTACCGAACGCTAAAAGAAATCCGAATTTGGTGGAAAGCAATTGATGAAGCAGCAAAGAAAGCCCCAGCAGTCAAGCCCCCAAGGACGGTAAAGTCATGAGTAATCCAATGTGGGGATGGGAGGGGCCAAGCATGGTCGAAGATGATGAAAATGCCGTCTCCGACCTGCTTGGGTATGAGGCTAGAAAAACGAAGGTCGTATTTCGCTCCAGGCTGCCCTGTACGCCTCTTTCCTGCCCTTCAGGCCGCTCAGCACACCCCAGAGGATCGGAAAGTTGGAGACGGGCCTGTAGAGGCTCAGCACTGACAGCGTAGCATCAATATCAATACCGAAAACCAACAGCCAGACATTACCCATCTTCCGATGGGTTTTTTCTTGCGTCCACTCGAAATCATCTAGGCTACTATCCCAGGCTCTCTTACACTCGACCCAAAATGTTTTACCATTTAGGGTTATAGAGATATCCGGCACGTCCCTGCTGAACTGCTCAACGTGCCGGAAAACCACTGCTTTGGGCTCCAAAGCCTTCACCACTATCCGAAACTCTGTTGCAAAAGCCGACTCGTTCATACCCCCAGCTCCTTCCTGACCTTTGGAATCCAGTCATAATTCACGTTGATAACCCCATCCGTCCGACCTTCGACTGCCTCTTTCACAGCCTCAAGAAGCAGACTTTTAAGCCGTACAATCTTTTCTCCTGTCTGATGCTCAACGAATTTTGACTCGTACCGCCCTTGCCGGAAACCACGGCTGTACTCAGTTCTTCTGGTGCTTTCTTCCAGTTTCATGCGGCTACCCTCCAGTTTATGCCGGTTTGCACCTTCCACACAATCGGCACCTTGAGTGGAATTTCCTGCTCGTTCAACAATGCCTGGATATCCTTCTCCCTGTACGGGTTCAGCAGGTCTCCATCGACTTCATCATGCACTGTAAAGCGTAGATTGAATTCAAGATGCTTCATTTCTCGGTACAGTTTCACCAGCTTCAGCTTCATCAGGTCAGCGGCTGAGCCTTGCAGCACGGCATTCAGGGCCGCGTGTAGCTGACGCCCGCCCGGGAACCGCCTGCGACGGCCTAAGAGCGTCCTGACGAAGCCACGCTCGCGGGCAACCCTCATGCAACGGCTCATCAGGGTCTTGGCTTCCGGGAATCGAGCGTGATAGTCGGTGAAGAATGCGTCTGACTTCTCGGGACTCAGGCCAAGGTCGTTTGCGATCTTGCGCTGGCCCATTCCGTAGACCATGCCGAAGTTCACGTTCTTGGCCAGCTTGCGAATCAGGTTGACCATCACGGCGACTACAGCATGGAAGTCACAGTTTGGATCATCCAGGTAAGCACGGATCAAGGCTTCGCTTTGGGAATAGTGAGCAAAGAGACGGAACTCAATTTGACTCGCGTCTCCGCTAAGCCACGCGGTTCCTTGCTTGGGAAGAAACAGCTCACGAATGATCCAGCGCAGTGTTGCGGCGTCCTGCTTCTCCTCAGCCGAAACTTGTTGAATGTTGACTCCAGAAGCCGAGAAGCGGCCACTAACTGTGCCGTTGTCATCTGCCCTGCACTGGTGCATGTGGTATCGTAGAATTCCACCATCACGAATTGCCTCCAAGTATGCGGTTGTCGATCTAGTCCTGAGCCCGCTCACAGCTCGCAGCGCCATCAGATCATTGCAGAGCGAAACCAGCTTCCTGTTCCACGAACCGATGGCCCTGTACGCCTTCACAGCGTTTTTGTCGAAGCAGTTCTTGCCGGTCTCGGTCGCGCTGAACTCATGAAATCCTAGCTTCTCGAACGCGGCAGTCATTTCCTTTTCAGAGCATGGGTTCAGGCCGCGTAATCCCTTCTCACGCTTCACAACCTCGGCTGCTATCTCCTCGTCCCATCGCTTCAGCTTAGGAACGTCCAGGAACGTGCCTTGATCCTCCATGTGGAGGACACAGTAGATCAAGTCGTCCTCTAACTTCGCCACGCGCTGAAGGTCTTGTTTTGTCAACAGCTCTTCAAAGTGGTTGTCCAGGTCGAGCGTGAGTCGTGCGTCCTGGATGGCGTAGTTCTTTATGTCGCTGCCTGCCTGCCTATGGATGTGCTGGGGGTGCCACAGAATCTCCTTCTTGGTCTTATTCAGATAGTCCTTCGACATCGATCCCAGGTCATATTTACGCCGTCGTTCGTCGATCAAGGCGCATTTGTATTGTACACCCCTGGGTATGACGCCCAAGGCTTCTAAGTCGATCCCAGATTTTTTGAGCATCCCTAGATCCAGGGATGGGTTGACCAGCGAAACCTCCTTGCCAGGAAGCTCCTGTTTGGCCCACCGTCGAACTGCGTCTAGATCGTGCGAGTTGCCAGAAGGGTGCCCCCAGCTATAGTAATCGTCTCCCTTCGGAGATGCTACGGAAAGTCCAACGGGCCGATCAGCTCCATGCCGATCCAGCCCGGTGGTTTCCGTGTCGATTGAAATTCGCCTCACGCCGGTTAGGTCGAGCATTAGTCTTGCTTCAAAAACAGACTCAAAACGCAAAGGACAATCATAATAACTATGAAAATCATTTCGTCTCCCGCACTCGGTAGTAAGTCAATCCCTTCCAATTCTCAATTCCCTGTGGATGGTGCTTCAAGTTGTAGCCTACAAGCCAATTGGTGCGCCCGTCAAATGACTGCCGCTCCATCAACACAGCGAAGTTCAGCGGTGCTCTTGGGTCTCGCTTTCCGATGATCCGGTCGCCCCGGTAAAACTCAGGTCGCCGCGCCTTCTTGGGCGCGGCGTGAGCTTCGCCAGGACTGAACAGCTCACGGATGATCTTAAACCTGTCGAAAAGCGATTTGAACATCTAGCTGCCTTCGCGCTCATTCTTCTGACGGGCGCACAGTTCCCTCAGTTCACTGGAATGCCGGTAGCCCTGATCGATAACCGACTCAACACGAAGACCTGAGCCGATATTAATAGCGCCTACGACCTCCTCACTCTGCACGAGAGCTAGCTGTCGAAGGTTGAGGACTGAAATACGCCTTCCGAATCTACGCAGGTAGAATGCCTCCATCATGGCGTTATAGGCAATGGCGGCCAAGTGGTAGATTCGATCTTTGAAATGGTCGTGTGGCTCTCCGGTTAGGTACATCCGAAGGTGTTCAGCAATATGGTTGGCTGGTGACTTTTCACCGTCAAGACGGCTGGTAGCGTACTGCTCTGCCGATCCGTACTTTTCGCCAGCGCAGAACGCTATTTCTGCCAGCATCTTGATGAAGTCCCAGTTCAGTCCATCGAATCGGAACGCAACAGGGACGCGCTTATCCCCTCCCAAAACCGGGTCTTTGATCCCCTGCTGATTTTGAACGGCTTTATTGTAGCCATCTTTCATTTTTAACCTCAAAGTAGTTGATGGCTGCCCACTGGCTGAGCAGCGAGCCTATTACACAAAACGTGGTGTAAAAAACCGCGATGAAGGCCGCCTTGATTACGTCTCCATCCTTCATTATTCTCACCGCGTTGTCCACAAGAATGAAATTTGAGCAGATCCAAACCCCGTTGCTGAGAGTCGCCGCCCAGAGGTTGTAAAGGTAACTGTTGCTGTTCTTAGCCCGGCTGCCGACTCCATGCGAGAACTGCTGAGCGACCAATAGCAATGCCCAAAGAATCCACTTCATACTTTTCCTGTGCAGAAGAGCGGCTTTGTGTACCGCAACTGGTTCTTTGGTTGGAGGAACGTCACGCTTCGATAGAGCGGGCTATAGCCCGCTCCACCGTAGGTTGTTCCTGTCTCACCACGCCAGACCGGTCGATCTTCTCTGAAAGTAGTAGAGACTTTGCGTAGAAGTGCCTGGTCTTCAACGCTAAGTTCTATTTTCATTTCTGTTTCTCCGGTGGGTAGACTTCACGGTAAATCCGCACACCTCCGGTATCTTTGCCGATGTATTCGTACTCTCGAACCTCACCAGTCCTATCGAGAGTCAAGTCAGACTGCACAAAGCCGTTCTTCTGCACTGGACACCGTTCATGAACAAAAACTCGCAATATGGTGTGCTCTATGTCGATATCAAAGTCAAGCTCCAGAAAGTTGTCGGCTGAGATTGCGCGGGCTTTCATAGGCTAATCTCCCGCCGTGCGTAGTGTCTCAAGCACGGCGGCTTGAGTTCCGACGTGTTGCACAGCCACTCATAAACAACAGAGACTTTCCAGTCGCTCCAGCGCCGGATGGTCGCAGCCTTCGGCGCGTTCAGCAGATGCTTGTGGAGTTCCAGCAACAGCATGTGTCTAGAGGAGTCGGGTATCACCGCCCCCCCTTGTAAGAGTCAAGAGCAGCCAACTGAGCTTTGAACGCCTTATTCAGACGCTTTAACGCCTTCTCGTAGATCAACACAGCGGTGCACAACCCAGTCAAAAACCCCAAAACTAGCATTGCCATAACCTGTAGCCCTCCGCCTCTTCTCTCGTCAAAAAGAAGTGAATTCCTTCAGAGCATTCTTTCCACCGATTAGTGTCAAAGTTGTTCACAACAAGATGTCTTCCTTTAGTGTAACTGAATTCAG